TAGACGCTCTGCTATAAGCCCCCATTACAACAGTGTAAATGATGGGGCTTGCTCTACTAGCTCGAAGGGAGCTATCATGGCTGGAACCGTTATTTCATCCAGAATCACCGACAAAGATTTCTACTTTACTCGTAGGAATGTTGCGTCGGGTGGTGTACTCAAGGATAACGTTTTTGACGTTTCCAAGACGTACAACAATGGATGGAAACCGGCAGTCCAGCAGACCACCTCATTTCGATCTGGTAAGGGCTTTTCGAAGGCCTTATCAGATCCGCAGCAATCAGCTGTGGATGAGGACCTGCTTGATCTACAACGTGCACAGGGTACTAGCTCTCAATTTCTTGAGAGTTTTAGTCTCCCTGCTGCATCGAAGTATGATCGAGGGCATCCGTTCGCGACGATTAAAGTCGTTCGCGAGCTTCCCACTGTTGGGTCGCTTAGGAGCATAGACGGACTCACGTCCTACTATGGTCCTATCGGATTGTTCTACCCAGGGTGTGGTTTGAATACGTCCTTCGACGGTAGCGTCGTTCTCGACGCTTACCCGGCGATCGTTCCGAATGCCTCTTTTCCGTCTATTGACGTGACTAGAGGTGTTCTTATGATCAATAAGACGATTCCAACCCTCCCAGTAGCAGGTGCAGCGGCATTCCTTGGGGAGCTCCATGAAGGACTCCCTCGTCTGATCGGACATTCCTCCCTATTTCGCGAACGAGGACACGCTTTCCATGGATTGGGAAGCGAGTACTTGAACGTGCAATTTGGGTGGAAACCGTTTGTATCAGATGTTAAGGATTTTGCAAAGGCTTTCAAGAACGCGGGTAAGATACTTGCTCAGTATCGCCGCGATTCTGGGAAGACAGTGCATCGCCACTGGCAATTACCGCCCATGAGGGACGTTAAGGTTTATCCCGAATACCAATTCGGGTATGGCACTAACGCCCCCTCAGGTGTTATTAAGTTCCCTGCAGATAATTCCGTTTACGGAAATTTCTCTGCGCCGGAAATTAATAGCCTCATGGTCTACGGTAGGTCTGGGTCAGCTCATGCATCTTCTGTTCTCGAACAGAAGTACAAGTTCAGTGGAGCGTATTCTTACCTTCTATCCGAAGATGATTCATTCTTCGGGAGAATGGAAAGATACGTCCAAGAGGCTGATAAGCTTCTCGGAATCCGATTAACACCGGAAGTCCTCTGGCAGCTGACACCATGGAGCTGGCTGGCTGACTGGGAAGTCAATATTGGAGTTAATATTTCCAATATGACCGCTCTCGGTCAGGACAGTCTTGCGCTGAGGTGGGGTTATTTGATGCGTGAAACGCATTTTAACCATTACACCTCTACGTCCGTATTCCCCTCTTACGGGGGATTCGAACGCTCTATCCACTCAACTTGGCGAATAACCAAGAAAGAGCGGATAAGAAGCACACCCTTCGGCTTTGGCCGGAATCCTGCTGAGTTTACCACAAAGCAGTGGGCCATCCTTGGTGCTCTGGGAATGACCAGGGCTCCGAGATCACTCTTTTAGGAGTGAAAACGGCTACGTCCTAAATGGGATGTGGTCTAAGCTATCCCTTGGTAAGGGATGACCTCTAGGAGTAGTGCCATGTCTTTTGCCGATCCCCAGTCCGTCACTATCAATGCGGTTGCTAACTCGCTTCCGCGAGTCAGCTCCGGTGTTAACGTCGGTTCCTTTTCGAAGGACGACGGCACCGTCAAGCTGAGTATCGCTCACCAGTATGGTAAGCGAACCCGGCGAACAATCCGCATCGATCACCAGAAGTACGCTGCTGACCCTCTGGTCAGCACTACGAACGTGCTGCGAAGCATGTCCGTGTACCTCGTGGTCGACACCCCGATTCAGGGGTACACGATCACCGAGCAGAAGCAGATCGTCGATGCCCTCACGGGTTATCTGACTGCTTCGTCTGGTGCGAAGGCCACCCAACTTTTGGGTGGGGAGAACTGAGCTTCTGGCGCGACCATCCAACGTTTTTGTTGGCTGGTCTTTCTATCGTAGTGATAGGCGTCACCTGCACAGTCTTCCTGCTTATGCTCTTTCTTTCAGAGCGTAAGTCTCCGCAAGATCATTGTGCTTTTTGTTTTTGTGACAAAAACACCAAGATTTTGTAGAGAGGGACATGGTAGAATCATGGCTAAGGACAGCGACCCCTGTTAGGAGGCACTGTGAAAAGCCTGATGCTACTAGCTAGAGAGATGCTTGCAGATGCAAGTATCTGGTGTCACGTAAGTACCAGTAGAGACTATAAGACGGTCTCTACTCGATTTGAAAGCGAGGGGTTATCGTTTTTAACGATAACTCTTCCCAGATTTTGTGATGATTTCCAGATTGCTCTGGATCACGAAATCTGTAGTCCCGACCTCTTCTCTGGTTTCCAGAAGAGAGGGGCAACCCCTAAATTCTTAGGTGGATTGCTGGACCTCGTTTTCGATCGTGACAGTGGTCGGTTGCTCGACATACCTTCCATTGACGCTATCAAATCGATACGACAGATTTGTCTTGCTTTTGGCAAGATCAATCTGCCTTGCAGCGATGCAAGGATCGATTCTGCTATCGTCAAGTATGTCGAGTGTGAGAAGGAAGTTAGGAGGTATGATGGCAGTTTTCCCTCTAAGAGGGAGCCATTCATGCGTATGTCCGTTAAGCTCTGGGGTCAGTTCTTGTCCAACGTGGACAAGTCTGTCTATGCCAATGGCATATATCCCAAGCACGGACCTGGTGCAACGGCTGATAAGCTTGTCGGTAACGACAAGTGGAACCAGCGAGTTTGGACCACGCGTCTTGAAAGCGAATTTCCTATGGCCGAGTTTGCATTCTCGTCCTATAGTGAATATCTCGCAAATCTTCAAGACATCTCCTTCCTCGAACCCGGAGCTGAACAACCCGTGCGGGTTATTACAGTTCCTAAAACGCTGAAAACACCAAGAATCATTGCAATTGAACCTACTTGCATGCAATATGCACAGCAGGCTATCTTGCAATGTCTTGTTGATGAGATTGAACGCGATGACAACGCTTTCAATTTCATCAGGTTCATTGACCAGACTCCTAATCAGGAACTGGCCAAGCTCGGGTCATCAGACCAGAGCCTTGCTACGCTAGATCTTAGCGAAGCAAGCGATCGTGTTTCCAATCAGCATGTACGTGCACTTCTCAAGTATCACGGCGCTACTTTTAGGGCCGTTGATGCTTGTCGTTCACGGAAGGCTGATGTGCCTGGCCAAGGTGTTTTACGCCTAGCCAAGTTCGCGTCTATGGGTTCAGCGCTTTGCTTTCCTTTTGAAGCAATGGTATTTACTACCGTTGTCTTCTTGGGGATCGAAAAGGCGCTCAACCGCTCACTCACCATAGGCGACATAAAGTCGTTCTATGGAAAGGTACGCGTCTACGGGGACGATATTATCGTTCCTGTAGAATACGTAAATACCGTTGTTTCGACCCTTGAATCCTATGGATTTAAGGTGAATCGTAGCAAGTCTTTCTGGACTGGCAAGTTCAGAGAGTCTTGCGGGAAAGAATACTTTGACGGGCACGATGTATCCATTAGTCGTGTTCGTCGGACTCTTCCCCAACAACGGGGCGAAGCACAGGAGATTATATCCGCTGTTTCTCTTAGAAATCGCCTATATTTAGACGGATTCTGGAGATCTGCGGCGTATCTCGATCGCATTATAGAACGTTTGATTCCGTTCCCTAATGGATTGGATACGTCTCCCGCGTTAGTGCGCAGGAGTTCTCTCGGATATACAACCGAAAGAGAACATCCCACCCTCCATAAGCCCCTCGTCAGGGCCATGGTAGTAACTCCCCGAAAGCGGAAATCTCCGCTTTCTGGAAGTGGTGCACTAACTAAGTGTCTGATGCCTGGAAGGTTGGAACCTTTCAGCTCAGATCACTTGCTTTTCGCTGGACGTCCTACTGCCGTCGACATCAAGCGTAGGTGGTCGCCTCCCTTTTAATATGAGGGAGGTGCCGGCTTCGGCCGGGGAGAAGTAAGGATCGTTTCTTACTTCGAGAAGATGCG